GCAAGTACTCAGAAGAAGAATTAAAAAACAGGGCTGATAGATACCGCAAACTAATGAAACCATTTTGGGATACAGGCTATACTATTATGCCAAAAGATAAAGGAAAAAGAATTGAGATAGTATCATCTTGGATTAAAAAGAATAGAATAGTAGACGAATGGTATATTAAACTAATATTTAACTGGGGTTCAAAGTCCAAATAAAATGTTACATTTGTATTAAACACAAGAATATGTTTTCTAGTATAGACAGGCTTTTGCAAATGCACATGGACAAACCTTCACAAAAAAGGAAGAAGGATTATGGATTGCAAGTAGCTAAAGGTATATTTAATTCTGCTGATAGAAACTCGGATGGATATTACGGCAAGCGTTACAGAGTGTGGAGAGCTAACAGAGAATTTTCAATGGGGACAAACTCTATGAAAGAGTTTATGGACTTGCTGAGGGTAGAGGGTAACCAGACATATGTAGATTTAGATTGGAGTACTATTAAGATTGCACCTAAGTTTGTAGAGATATTACTTGGAACATATTTATCAAGAAGAGAGAAGCCTGTAGTTAAAGCTACGGATGATATGAGCGATTCTATTAAGGATATGGAAAAACAAGAAGCCATGTTCCGTATGAAGAATAAGGAACAGATAGAAGCTATTGAAAAAGAATTAGGACATCAGATTGAGTCTCAAAAGTTTATGCCTGAAGACGAAGATGACATTGCTTTATATTTTGATTTAGAATACAGACTACCTGAAGAGATATTATTTGAAACTAAGATTAAAAAAATCTTGGACGAAAATGATTACGGAGTCTTAAAAAGAACGCTTCTAAGAGATATTATAGACTGTAACTTTGCAGCTACTAAAGTTTACTTTGATGCCAACCATAACATTAGGATTAAAAGAATCAAGCCTGAGAATTTAATTTACAATGTTTTTGAAACAGACAACGGTAAAGACTTGGCTTACATAGGGTATGTTAACCCAATGAAGATTTCTGTAATAAGAAAAAAATACAATCTTGATGAAGAGACTTTGTTTAAGTTGGCGCAGAAAGCTTCTAGAGAACTTAAAAGACCTGAAAACCTTTATTGGAAAGATTCATACAAATATACCGAACTCAGACCGTATGATGATTACGCGGTATTGGTTTTCGACTTTGAAGTAAAGACTGTAGACGTAGAATATACTGTTAAGACAGAAAACAAATATGGCAATGTACTTGCTATACCTAAACAAGGTAAGCCAATGGCTCCGGCAGGACAAGAGCTAGCAGGAGAAGTTATTGAAGATAAGATGATGAACATCTATCATGGAGCTTGGGTATGCGATACTGATATCATGTTGGAATGGGACTTAACTTCCAATACAATACGTCCTTATAATAATGGCGTAGATGCTATGTTCAGCTATTCTATTATTTGTCCAAATGCTACAGGAGCTTTATTACCTTCGATGATTGAGAAAGCTATGGGGCCAATTAGGGCAATGCTTCTTATCAGAATGAAGATGCAACAGTTGATTGCTTTAATGAAGCCAGATGGATTCTCTGTAGACATTTCAGGATTTAGAGATGTTGATTTAGGCACAGGTAATTCTGTTGAGCCTTTACAACTAATGAAGATATACGACCAGACAGGTAGAGTGTTTTGGGATTCAACAGGGGACGATGGGCAACCTAAAGCTTTCCCTATTCAGCAACTTCCAAACAATGGAAACGTAGCTCAGTTAAATACTTTGATTAGTCAATACAACTTTAACTTAGATAGACTAAGAGAAGAAATGGGTATCTCTGAGTATAGAGATGGTTCAAGTGTACCTGTAAAGACTGGCCTTGGAGTAATGCAACAACAGATACAAAGTTCTAATAGTGCTACTGAATATATCTATGATGCTTTTACTTGTGTAATGGAAGAGACATCTGAAAAGGTAGCTATGATGTTATGGGATAGCGTTGTATTCAAAGCTACTAAGTATAAAGAAATGGAAGGCTATGATATGAGTCTTTTAGATATGACTTTTGATGTGAAGGTAGAAATGCTTCCTGATGAACAAAAGAAAGCTGAGTTAAATAATTTAATGATGCAGGCTTTACAATCAGGTGCTATTAGTTACGAACAAGTCTTTAAGATTAAAAACATTGAAGACGTTAAGTTAGCTGAGTTGTACTTGGCTAAAAGTATGAAGAGAGCTAAGAAAGATGCTGAAGAAAATGCGCAGAAGAATAGTCAAATGAATGCGCAGATACAACAACAAGTGTCTCAGCAAAAAATGCAACAGGACGCTCAGTTAAGTCAACTAGAATCTCAGGGTAAGATGGCGGTAAACAAAACTAAGGGAGACTCTGATAGAGATTTGGAGTTAATTAAGTTTGCTACTAGCATGTATATGGAGTCTTTAAAAACAGGACAACCATTACCGGATGAGATTAAACAAATGGCTGATTCTATTTTAGGAAGTGCGGTACAGGAGAAGATGCAACAGAAACAACAAGAGGCTGAACAACAACAAGCTCAGCAACAACAACAAGAACAAGAACAACAAGGGCAACAACAAGAAGAACAATAAAAAATAAAAACCATGAGTTTAGGATTAGGAAATTTTGATGCTAAAAAAAGCATGGATGTTTTTGGTAGATTAAAAATTACTAGACATCAAAACATTTACGATGCTGATTTTGAGTATGGAAGTCAACCACTTCGTTGGGAAAGCTATACAGCAGGCTCAGCTACTATTGCTGCTCAGCCTAATCAAGGAGGAGTTGGTATGACTGTTACTACTTCATCAGGAGATATAGCTATACGTCAATCAAGACCCTACCATAGATATCAGCCTGGCAAATCTATGTATATGGCTTCAGCAATATTATTTGGTGGGCCATTTTCAAATCAATATCAAAGGGTAGGTTTTTTTGATGATTCAAATGGAGCGTTCTTTGAGCAAGGAACACCTACTGTTTCTAACCCATCAGGAATGAATGTAGTAGTTCGTTCAGATGTAGGTGGAACTATTTCAGAGTTAAGAATACCTCAAACATCATGGGCTGGAGATTCTACTTTTACAAACTCTATCAATTGGTATAACATACAAATGTTATGTATTGAATACGCTTGGTATGGTGCTGGTATGGTAAGATTTGGTGTAATAATTAATGGTGAGACTCATTGGGTTCATAATATTGGATTTGGAAATTTACAAGGACAAACAGTTGCTTGGGCTAGAACCGGAAACCTTCCTGTTAGATATGAATTAAGAAATACGGGAGTTACTGCTTCTAATACAACAATGACGCATTGGGGTGTATCAGTAATGGTTGAAGGTCAATCAGATGAGCAAAGAGGTTTTACATATGCTTATGGAATGGCATTAGGAACTCCTCAAAGAACTGTATCATCTACTACAACTAGGTATCCTGTGTTATCGGTTCGTAATCGTGTAATGGGAACACTAGAGTATACTCAAGCAAGTTCAGCAATTACATCAGGTACAACAAGTTCAGTTACAGTAGCAGGAACTCCTTGGACTGTAAACCAATGGCAAGGAAGATTTTTTTATAACTCTACTTTAGGTTTTACTGCAAGGATTTTAAGCAACACAGCAAACGTTTTAACTATTGCAGATATTGTAACAGGAGGTGCTACAACAGCTTCAGCTTCTGGGAATAGTTATGTTATTGGTTTAATTAACAGAGGATTGATTCTTCCTTTACAATTGAATATTTCATCTACTGCGGTATGTACTGTAGAGTTGATTTCAAGTACAACATCTAGTCCTGTGGTATTAACTGGTGCTACGTTTACTCCTTTGACAAGTCTAGGTTCTACCTATTCATTTGCTGAAAGAGATGTAGTAGCAACTGCTTTAACAGGCGGAGAAGTTGTGTATTCTTTTTTAGCTCCTGCTGGTGGTTCAGGGTTGTTGCAAATTGACTTATCAAATTTCTTCCCATTATATAATACTATTCAAGGTAACAAACAGGACATTTTAACTGTAGCTGTTTCTACAGGTTCTGCTGCTGCTACTATTGGAGCAAGTATTGTGTCTCAAGAAAAAATGGCTTAAAGATGCTTTCTTTATGTGTGTTTTCATGGCTGAAAGGGCTGCCCATTCCTGGGCGGCCACTTTTATGAAAATTTTGTAATATAAAATTTTGTATATTTGCCTTAACGTTTTGGACAAGTAAATCCTAAAAACAAAAACAATATATGGAAATCACAGATTTGGTTCAGCAATATGCCGCTGAACAACAAGCAAGCAATAGTTCTTTAACAGAAACGACTTCTTTAAATCCAGTAGATACTACAACTGCCGTAAACGCAGATGTTGCAATTACTGAAGTTCAACCTAGTGTACAGACTCCAATGGAAGATTTAGACCCATTGCAAGAGTTTGCTAAAACATTATCAAGCGAACAATTAGAGGAGATAGAGGGTACACAAGTAGATGTCAATAATGAAGTCATAGAGTCTAGTGATGATGAAGTCTTAGATGAAGATGATTTTATTAAACAAAGAACTGATGGGGAGTTTTCATCTTGGGAAGAGTTGCGAGAAGCATTACAGGTTGAAAGAGCTAAGGAACTAAAATTTGAAAATGAAACATCAGAAGCATTATATAATCTCATTGCTGAAGGAAAGATTAACGAGGTTGCTGATATACTTTATAATAAAAAGGTAGCAGATGAGATTAAAAATAAACCAGATGAAGACGTATTAAAGTCTTATATCAAGTTTCAAAACCCAGAGTTTGATAGCGAAGATATACAGGCAGAGTACGAAGAAAAATATTCTATTGATGAGTTTGCGTTTGACGATTCCAAACTTAGAAGAGAACAAAAAAAGTTGTCTCAGAAAATCAAAAATGACGTATCTGAGGCAAGAGAGTTTTTTGAAAGGATGTCTGAGGATATTAAATTTCCGCAGTACGAAAGAACTACACAACAGAATGAACCTCAACAAGACGTTGAAGCCCAAGAAGAAAGGCAGAGATTTCTAGAGAGTTTAGATGGTGTAGAGAATCGTTTGGGAGCCTTACAATTTAATTGGAAGGACGACAAAGCAAGTTTAAACATCAATGGTAAGTTTGAAATCCCTGCGCAGGAAATTTCAATATACCGTGATGCTGCTGAAGGTTTGCAAGATTATTATGCAGAGAGGTACTACCAAGACGGTAAGTATCAATCTGACAAACTTTTAAAAGACTTGTATATTGCTGATAACTTTGATAAGATAATTCAATCTGTTATTAGTCAAACGGCTAATCAAACAAGAATTGAAATGTTGAAGCAAAGGAAAAATATTACAACAGACGTTCAACAAAGCGGCACCTATCGCCCTAGTGCTGCGGACGAGGAGAAGAATCTTTTCGACCAACTATTTATGGGGCATAAACAAAGACAATTATAAAATAAAATAAAATGGCTACAAATACTTTTCCATCAACTCCTACTCCTAATGGGATAGCTTCATCAGCAACTAATAGGACGCTGTTGAACAACTTAAACATCTTTGACCGTTCTTTTGAAAAGAACTTGGTTAGAATCTATGGTGCTGAAAACTATGCGATTGTACAAATGGCATTAGGTAACTCAGTAATGGAAGCAAAGTCTGACAACAGAAGCTTCTACCACTATGAGAAAAGAGGACTTCACCAATCAGTAACTGTTAACGCACAAATCACAGCTCCTTCTGCTGGTGCTGCTGTAACAATAACTTTAGGTTCAGGTTCTTATTTTTCTTCTGGTACTCAATCTCCAATCCGCGTAGGTGAGGTGGTTCGTATTATGACTTCAGGTATTGAAGGACAAGTTACAGCTATCAACAAAGGAACAGCTAACGCTCACACAGCTACTATTTTACCAGTTCGTTCTACTGATGCTTTTGTATCAGCAGGTTCTGCAAACTTGTTAGCAGGTGAGTTCTTGTTACTTCGTGGTGCGGTTAACATCGGTGAGCAATCAACTGTGTTAGATGGTATCTCTCCTTTATTGGATAAGATTACCAACACAACTACTGAACATCGTGATGACTATACAATTACAGACCGTGCAGATATTGAAAAGAATGAGGTTGATTTTGGTAATGGACAATATTACTACTACTACCTTGCAATGGATGACATGAACAAGCGTTACATGAACCAGGCTTGGTTTAAAATGCTTGAGGGTGTTACTATTGACAACTTAGGTTCTTATGGTGGTTCAGTTGGTACTACAGGAGTTATTCCTCGTGTTGCTGCTGCTGGTTCTACTATTCAGTACACAGCTTCTGCTGGACCTGCAATATCTGATATCCACACTTTGACTCGTACTTTTAACTTCTACGGAGGTGCAGGTGAGTATCATTGGTTACAAGATATCTATCAAAGACAAGCCGTTAATGACTTATTGTTTGGTAAATATAACAATGGTGCTATCCGCTACGCTTCTGTAGGTGGTAACGAAGAGGCTTCTGTAGCTTACGGTTTCAATAGCTTCTCTATTGATGGGTACACTTTCCACTTCTTCTTAAACAATGGATTCTCTCCTGAAGCTGTATACCAAATTAATCCAGGTAGTCAGGTTCCTGAAAAGAGAAACTATGGTTTCTTGATTCCTCAAAAGATTAACAATGATGCTAAGACCGGAAAACAATTCCCTTCTTTCCAAATTGTATTCCAAGAGGTTAATGGACAAAGAGTATTAACTACTGAAACAGGTATGTTGGCTCCAAGCAACAAAACTACAACTGCACAAAAGACAATCTCAATGTTGTCTTTCCCAGGAGTAAGAACGTTTGCGGCAAATCAGTATGCGATTTTTGCTGGCGTGTAAATTGTTGATTTTCAATACATTATAAAAAAAAGAAAATACCTGCCAATTTATTTGGTGGGTATTTTTTTATCTATTATATTTGTGTTTAAATACGTTTAAACATGAAGTCTGGAATTTATAAAATAGTACATATTCAATCAGGCAAGACTTATATAGGTCAATCTGATGATTTAGAAAGAAGATTGCAAGCCCATAGAAATTGGTTTATTAATCCTAAAAGAATTATAAATAGGCATTTGTATAACTATGCAAAAAAATATCCAATAGAAGATTTTATTTTTGAACCAGTAGAATATTGTGAAATAAATATATTGAACGAAAGGGAATTATATTGGTGTCAAATATATAAAGACAATACTTTTAATGTAAGGTTGGAACCTGTTACAAATAGAGGAGTAAAAAGGGCTGATGAGTTTTGTGCTATGAATAGTGAGATACAAAAGAAAAGATTTTCTGACCCTAATAATTTAGCTAAGCATAGAGATATGATTAAAAAAAGGTCTTTGAATCCTAATTGGATTAAAGGCATAAATGATGCAGCTAAAAAAAGAGCAGCTGACCCTGAATGGAAACGTAAACAAAAAGAAATAGTAAATGGTAAAGAAAGAGCAGACAACATAAGAATAAAAAATTTTAATACATGTTACTCTAATTGTGTGGCAATGTTAGATAGAGAAGGTAATATGTTAAATTATTTTTTAAATGTACAAGATGCTTCAAAAAGTATAGGTAAAGGAAGGTCTAATATATCCAGTTGTCTTACTGGAAAACTTGGTACAGCTTATGGGTATAAATGGAAGTATCTTACTAATGAAGAATATTTAGTACTTAATGGTGGCGAAGTGCTTAAAAAAGAATGTCAAGATGTCTAAAAAAATAAGTTGGCATTCTTGTTGGTATCTATTATATATTATATAACTTTGATAAAAATTTTTAATTATGGCAAAAGCAACTGAGTTGGCAAGCGTACCAACATTAGATTCGCCAGTAACTTCAAGTAAGAAGATAGCTGCGAAGAAAGCTAAGAAAGAGCCTGAGATGTATATTTTCAGACTTTTAAAAGAACACCCAAAGTACCATGAAGGTGCTAGTGTATTTCCTCCCTACTTTACAATTCCAAACACAGACATCATCTTATGGAATTACGGTACAGAACAAGAACCTGATTTACAGCCTAGGGAAGTAAGATACATTGATGGAATGAAAACCATTTTTGTAGATGAGCAAGAAGTAAACGGACCTTTAGCTGATAGCATTTTAAATAAACAAACAAATATTATAACTTTTAATGATGGGCATTTAAGAGTGCCATCTTGGAATAAACCACTTGTAGAGTTCTTAAGGTTAAACAATCAATGTTCAGCCAACAAGAATAAATTCAAGATGGTTACCAATACCTATATGTTATTAGACTATGGTAATACAGATGATAATGTAGTTGAGTTAGGTAGAAAGAAAGATAGGGCTTATGATTTAGCGCGCTCAGCCTCCGAGGACGATATGGTACCTCATGCTAAATTTTTAGGCATCCCTTTCACACATGCAAGCACAGGAGAAGAAAGAGAGATGGACGCAATCAGAGAAGACTATAAAGCAAAAGCTTTAGCTGACCCTGAGAAGTTCTTATTGATGGCAAACAACCCTAAATTAAAACTAAGATTCTTAGTAGAGAAAGGATTAGAAAAATCAATCATAACAACAGGCTTGGTTAAGAATCAAGCTCATTGGGTTTCCACTAAACAATTAATTCATCAGCTACCTGCCAATCAAACGGCTGTAGATGCTTTAACTGAGTTTGCTTCTACGGAAGATGGCTCTGGTTTTATCAGCACCCTAAGAATGCAGTTATAATTATTTTGCATAGATGTATCATAATGATAGCCCTCGTATTTCTATACGGGGGTTTTTTGTTATATTTGTACAAAATAGTCTCATGACTGTAGACGAAGTTTATTCCATACTTAGATTTATAGTAAGAAAGAATCAGCTAGGAAGCTTAAGTCCTGCCGATTTTCAATATGCTATAAATTCTGCACAAAGAAATTATTATGATTTTTTAGTAGGTAGAATTGAGCAGTATCAATATGGAAATGCAAGACCTAGGGTAGGCTTATCAATGACTGATAACGTGGTGTCAAGATTGATGCCATTTGAACAATCAAGTGTAGTTACTGTAACAGGAGGTTTAGCAACAAAGCCAACAGGTTTTAATAAGTTAATAGGCATGTATACTCCTAATATATACAGAGTATATAGAATAGAAGAGGATTCTTTTGCTGAGAGGATGCAGGATTCAATAGACCCTGTAGATGAAGAGAATGCTTTTTTTGTAGAACAAAATACTAATTGGAGAATCTATCCAACTACAATACCAAGTATTACGGTTAAATATTTAACTGTACCTGCAAATATTGTTTGGAATTATACACTTGATGGAAGTGGAAGACCTGTATACAATCCAACAGGAAGTGTAGACCCATTATGGAATAATAATGATATTGACGAGCTTGTAGGTAGAGCCGCTAAAATAATTGGTGTTTCATTAAAAGAACCAACTCTAAGTCAATTTGGACAGGGAGTAATTAATACAGGAGAATAATGATAGTTA